CGGATGATTGATGAAAAAAGAGTGCTGCAGGTTGCCAGGGAATTAAGCATGAACCCGGATAAGGCAAGGAAGCTCTTGGAGGATGCCAGATCAGAACCGGCAATCATGAAGCGGATACATAAGTATGAGCAGCTTGTGGGAGGTGACAGAGGTGGACAAGACGGTGCTGGAGCAGTATGTGGAGCTGAAGGAAGAAATCAAAGACCTACATAACCGCATAGACCGGGACAGGCGCAGACTGGTCAAGATCGAGAATGAGGGTGTTGTATCTGATACCGTAAAAGGAACCAGAAAGGATGGCACTATCGGTCCGATCAAGATAACCGGCTACCCTTTTCCGGAAGTTGACCAGGTGAAGGGCATGATTAAAAAGCGGGTAGCAAAGCTTCACATACTGGAAGACGAACTGCAGGACGCACTGAATGCAGCAGATGATTTTATCCGAGAAATTCCACAAAGCGATCTGAGAATGATGTTTCGTTTTTATTACCTGGATGACATGACATGGGTGGCGGTAGCAGCAAATATGAACAGCCGGTTTCCAAAACGGAAATATACAGAAGACAGCTGCAGAATGAGAAATACAAGATTTTTTCAAGAAAATTAGAAAATGTTCGGTCACGTTCGCAAAAAATAGGCTAATATATAGGCTAGAGCGATTAGATGAAGCGATACTTCATAAATGTTCCTTTTTCTTGCTAATAAAAATACGTACAAAATACGCATAAAATTATTGACTTATACGCATTTTGTACGTATAATAAACATATAAATTACATATATAAAAAAGGAGAGTTTTTCATGAAGAGAAGAGATTTGATTAAACTCCTTGAAAAAAATGGATGGTATTTAAAACGGAATGGTGGGAACCATGATCTATATACAGATGGTAACAGAATTGAGCCAATTCCAAGACATCCAGAGATTAAGGAGCGATTAGCTAAATCTATTATCAAGAAACTGGGGCTTTAAGCCCCAGACTTGGTGGATTCATGAAAAACAAAAATGAAAAAAGGATCAAACGGCAAGATTTTAGGAGGAACGGAAACATGGCAAAGAAAGTAGCGTATCCGGTTATTTTAAAACCGGATCAAGAAGGGTATTATGTAGAAATCCCTGATTTTGATATCGCTACAGAAGGCGATACAATAGCAGAGGCTATGGAAATGGCCAGAGATGCTATTGGATTGATGGGGATTGATATGGAAGATGAGAAAAAAAGTCTTCCAGAACCAAATTCAAAAGCTCAAAATGTAGAAGCAGGAGACACAGTAACACTTGTAGATGTAGACTTTACAGAGTACAGAAAGAGAGTGGATAATAAAGCAGTTAAGAAAAACTGTACAATTCCATATTGGATGAGTGTAGAAGCTGATAAAGCGGGAATTAATTATTCACGAGTATTACAAGATGCAATTTCTAATATATTAGGAGTTGCGCGTACAACAAAAGGTTAATCAAATCTCAAAATATATTGAATTAAGCACCTTCGGGTGCTTTTTTCGTGCATAAATTTAAGGATCACTAGCTCAGAAGGTCAGAGCAATCGGCTCATAACCGATCGGTCCAGGGTTCGAGTCCCTGGAGGTCCATTTAGTTCAAAACAGGAGGAAACATACATGAGAAAGAAATTTTTAGGAGTGTTGTTAGGTCTGACAATTATGGGAGCAACTCTAACAGCATGTACAGAAGCGGATAAAGTATCCAACAACGTATCACAAGAAGCAGACAATTTCAATGTATTGCGTAGATTTGCGGTGATCAATACCAGAACCGATAAGGTAGAGTTTGAATTAGTTGGAGCGTTTTCACTGGAAGCAAACAGCGGGAAGAAAATAAAACTTATCGTAGAAACAAAAGATGGAACATACAAGAAACATATCATTGGAATGAATCGAGACAGTATGTATGTGGTTGAAGATCTTGGAGGAGCAAAGGTTAATAAGTACAAGTATGAAGTGAATTATATTCCAGAATCCATTGTTCCATTTACAGTAAAGAGTAGTAAATAAAGAGAACGATACGAAAGAAAGGAGTGAGCCTGAATGACAGATAAACAGAAAAGATTTTGTGATGAATATCTGATTGATTTGAATGCCACTCGGGCTTACAAAACAGCTTATCCATCAATCAAAAAAGATGAAACAGCAAGAGCGAATGGCAGCAGATTGCTAACATATGCTAACATTAAAAAATATATTGAGGAACGAATGCAAGAACGTCAGGAGCGTACAGAGGTAACACAAGATCAGGTAGTAAAAGAACTGGCGGCAATTGCATTTGCGAAAGCTACAGATTATGCAGAGGTCCGGGACGGACAGGTAATCATAAAAAATACCACGGATTTATCCGACATGATGGTAAGAGCGATCGCAGGAATCAAAGAAGGACGTAACGGCGTAGAAATTAAGCTGAATGATAAAGGAAAAGCGTTAGAATTGTTAGGAAGACATCTTGGAATGTTCAAAGACCGTATGGAAGTATCTGGTCTGGAAGAAGAAAAATCCAAACTCGATGATCTGATCAATCAGATGCGAGGTGGGTAAATGAGTGTATATTTTTGAAAATGTAAGTTATAATTAGCTTATAAGATTCAAAAAAATGAGGTAAACGATATGCCAAAACAGGAAAAATGGAAAATTATTAAAGAGTATGACAGATATTCGGTTAGCAATTTGGGCAGGATTAAAAATAATAAATCAGGGCAGATTATAAGTGCGAGAAAAGCTCGAAATGGATATTTAAGAGTTAATTTGAGAAAAGGCAATATTAAGTACGAAAAACCAACAGTAAAATCAGTACATAGACTTGTCGCAGAAGCATTCATAAAACGATTAAGCGGTAAAAATTATGTTAATCATATTGATGGTAATAAAGAAAATAACCATGTCAATAATTTAGAATGGGTAACGAGTAAAGAAAATACTAAACATGCAATAGAGTATGGCTTGATGAATCCAGATTATAAAGATATGAATATAAAATCTAGGGAAAAGAGCAATGAAGCACATAACACAAAAGAATATCGAGAAAAGATGCAAAAAATCAACCAGCAAAAAGGACAAACCAAAATAGTAATTCAGTTAGATAAAGAAACAAGAAAGACTTTGAAGGAATTTATAAATTGTCGTGAGGCAGCACGATATTTATTTGGAGAGGGAACACAGAAAGATAGGTTGATTAGCAGATGTGCAAGAGGAAAATGTAAAAGTGCATATGGATATTGTTGGGAATATAAAGAAAATGATTAATTAATATTCTTTTTTGTATAGGGGGTGATTAATTCCAATGAGTTCCGAAAGATTATTATTATCTAAAAAGTACAAAGCTTTTATAAGGTGTGATGCGCCTGTTGAGTTCTTGGAAGGTTAGCACAACGGCAGCAGGTAAAACGACAGTAGGTCTTTTCAAGTTCATGCTGAAAGTTGCAGAATCTCCAAAGAAACTGCATATCCTCGCAGCGAAAGATACCGGTACCGCAGAAAAGAATATCATCAACAAAGACCTTGGTATCATTGATGATTTTGGGCAATTAGTCGAGTACCACGGAAATGGAACCAAAGACGATAAGATTCCACACCTTTTGTATCACACAAGCAAAGGCGATAAAGTTATTTATGTACTTGGATATGGAGACAAACAAAAGTGGCAAAAGGCATTAGGTGGTCAGTATGGCTGTCTATACATTGACGAGATCAACACAGCAGACATCGACTTTGTAAGAGAGTCTGCTATGCGATGTGATTATCTGATGGCAACACTAAACCCAGATGATCCGGCACTACCGATCTACAAAGAATATATAAATTGTTCCAGACCACTCCCAGAGTGGGAGCAGGAAACACCAAAAGAAATAAAAGATGAGTTGAAAGAAGAACCAAAACCTAACTGGGTCCATTGGTTCTTTTCTTTTGTTCATAATTTGGGATTACCAAAAGAAAAACTAGACAAGATCATCGCCAACACTCCAAAAGGGACGAAGATCTGGAAGAACAAGATTGAAGGGCTAAGAGGAAAAGCAACAGGTCTTGTCTTTTCGAATTTTGACCGAAAGCGGCATGTTAAAACCAAAGCCTGGTTAAAACAACAGCTCAAAGATGGAAAGATCAAGATAAAAACCATCACTGCAGGTCTGGATACTTCTTACTCTTCTGAGTCTGAAGATACGATTGCTATGATTTACCAGATCATCACAGAAGATCGCAGAGTGATCACAGTAGATGAGAAGATTTACAGCAATGCAGATCTGACAATCCCACTGGCACCATCAGATACGGTGCGAAACTTTGTAGACTTCCTGGAAACAAACCGTAAAGAATGGGGATTCGCAAGAGATGTATTCATAGATTCTGCTGATCAGGCAACGATCACAGAGTTAAACAAACACAAACGACTGCATGGCAGTGCGCATAATTTCATTCCGGCATACAAGAAAACAACGATCATAGACAGGATCATGCTGCAGATCTCATGGTTGCAACAGGATGCCTATTTAGTCCTTGAACATTGTGTTAACCATATCTCAGAACTTGAACGATACAGCTGGAAAGAAGACAAGAACAATGAACCAGAGGACAGAAACGATCATACGATCAATGCCAGTCAGTACGCATGGCTGCCATACAAGATGCAAATAGGAGACAAAGATGAAATGGGTGGATAATATCATGGAAAAAGTAAAAGGAGGGATTCGCAGTTGGTTAAATGTACAGCCGGCGAATCCCTCAAGAATCAACATAACTGAAACATTGGACTACGAAGCAAATGCAATTAAAAACCGTATCTGGTACAGAGGGGACAGCAACGAACTGGAACAGCTGTACCGACAGCTTGTTATCAATACAAGCCGGCAGAGTTTCTGGGCGGCGAAGTGCAGTCCAGGGATGGAGATCAATAAGATTCATACAGGACTTCCATCGCTGATCGTGGACATGCTCACAAGTGTGACTCTTGCCAGTCTAAACGATTTTGATTTTAAAAAGAAGCAGGATCAGGATATTTGGGATGAGATTGCAAAAGAAAACAAGATCAAGAAGCGACTGGAGAAAGCAACGAAAGAAACTCTGTATATTGGAGATGGAGCTTTTAAGGTTACATTTGATACAAGTCTTTCACAGTATCCGATCATTGAGTACTATCCTGGAGAACGACTTGAGGTTAAGAACAACCGTGGCAGGATCACAGAGATTGAGTTCAAAACAGTTTATGACCATAAGAGAAGAGAATATATCCTGCATGAGTATTACGGCTATGGATATATCAAATACAAACTTACTTGTGATGATAAAGAAGTACCACTTGATGCACTGGATGAAACAAGAAACTTGCAGAACTTGGCATTCTCAACATACCAGGAAGGTAAAGACGGAGAAGTCAAGCAGCGTGGCGAATATATGCTCGCTGTACCGCTTATGTTCTTTGAATCTGGAAAATGGGATAGCAGAGGGCAGAGTATTTTCGATCGTAAAATTGATGCGTTCGATGCGTTCGATGAAGCGTTTAGTCAATGGATGGATGCAGTGCGATCCGGACGAAGTAAAGAGTATATTCCAGAATGTTTCATTCCAAGAAATCCAGAAACAGGAGCGACATTACCAGTGAATCCGTTTGATAATCGATACATCAAAACAGATTCCAACATGTACGAAGGTGCAAAGAGTGAGATTGTATTGCAGCAACCAGAGATTCCACATGAAAGCTATCTATCAGCATACATAACAGCACTGGATTTATGTTTGCAAGGTCTGATCAGTCCGTCAACGTTAGGGATTGACGTAAAGAAACTGGATAACGCAGATGCACAGAGAGAAAAAGAGAAAGCTACACTTTATAGCAGAAATGCGATCGTAGGCGCATTGCAGGAAGACTTGCAAAGCCTGATCAAGGTAAGTATCAAAGCATACCGTGAACTAAATGGACAGAACAGCAATGATGATGTCGAGGTAGATGTAACGTTTGGAGAATATGCCAATCCAAGTTTTGAATCTCAGGTTGAAACTGTTGGAAAAGGAAGATCACAGGGAGTCATGAGTGTTGAAGCTTGTGTGGACGAGCTGTATGGAGATTCCAGAGATGATGAATGGAAGAAACAAGAGGTTGCGCGACTAAAAGCAGAGCAGGGCATCATGGAAACAGAAGATCCAGCGGTCAATACGGCAGCAGGAGATTTTCAGATAGGAGAAGCAAATGGTAGTAACAATAATGAACCACTCGTACAGAATGAGCCGACAGGAGACGAAAAAGTTCCTAAGACAGATGAGTGATCACGTTCCGTTTGGTATTTATGCGATTGAGAAAAACGGAATCATCGAGATGAGAAAGGACAGGTGCAGCAGCATGTCAAAACTCAAAGAGATGAAACGCGAGTTCAAAAGACAAGGGTATAAAGTGTATTACAACACAGGTGAAAGATGAATGATTACGATATTCAAGAAGCGCTTAAGCGGATAGAAGATGAACTGATTGCATCGATGATGCGTAATATGCAGCGACACCGAGCAGAAGAAACAAAAGAAGGAATCGAATGGGGGATGTGGCAGGCAGAACAGTTAAGAGCTTTAGAAGAGTACCGCAAGAGAAATGCTAAAAAATATAACGGCCAATTTGAAGAAATCAATTCAAGTATTCCTGCGATTATTAGCGAATCTCGAAAACGTGGGTACCTTGACCAGGAATCACATATCCTCGAAACGATCGGGCAGGCATCTGGCGGTTCAGGAGATATCGATGGAGCATTCTTCAAGATTAATGATCGCAAGATGAATGCACTGATCGATGCAACTGTATCTGATATGGGGAATGCAGAGACAGCGATGCTAAGACGTGCAAATGATCAGTACCGAAAGACGATATTCAACGCACAAGTATATGCGAACAGTGGTGTTGGCACCTATGAAAAAGCTGTAGACATGGCAACAAAAGATTTTCTTGCTGCAGGTATCCAATGCATCCAGTACAAGAATGGATCCATGCATCGAATAGAAGAATACGCAGGCATGGCAATCCGAACAGCAAGTAAGAGAGCTTATCTTACCGGAGAGGGTGAAAAACGCAAAGAATGGGGTTGCCATCTTGTAATTATGAACAAGAGAGGGAATCCGTGTCCAAAGTGCCTGCCGTTTGTTGGAAAGATTCTGATCGACGATGTGTGGAGCGGTGGAAGTAGTAAGGATGGTAGTTATCCATTGATGAGTTCTGCGATAGCAGCAGGACTTTATCATCCAAACTGTAAAGACGGTCACACAACATACTTCCCTGGAATCAGTACACCACCAGACGATAAGTTTTCAAAGGAAGAGATTAAAAAAGTTGAGGATGATTATAAGGATGATCAGAAGCAACAATATGCCAAAAGACAGAAAGAGAAATTTAGAAGACTGGCAAATTATTCATTAGATAGAGAAAATAAAGAAAAGTATGAAATAAAACTTGGAGAATGGAAAGAAGAGTTTCAAAAGGAAGCAGAAGGATTTAATATAAAGGATTCTCTCGAAGTATTCAAAGAAAAGATAAAAAATAACATAGATAATTCAAGACACAAGGCTAATATGTCATTTTTTGTGGATACAGTAGAATTTGTAGAAGACCAAGAACTTAAAGTGCCTTTTGCATATTTGCCTAATGAAGATATTATAAAATACAATTCTAAAGCACCTAATATTGAATTGTACGATATGGATTATGTATTTTCGCATGAAATAACACATAGAATGGATTTTCTACAATACAATAGTTGGGAAGATGAAAGATTTCTTCAAGAAATTGAAAAATGTAGACAAAAAGTATATGATAAAAGAGATGAAGTTCAAGAATGGTTTCAAGAAAATGGGAAGTATGAGTACAGCTTTGCAATTTCAGATATTATCAGCGCATTGAGTGAAGGTGAGATTATAGTTCCAGTAGGGCATAAAAAGAGTTATTGGAAATCGAATCCTAAAGTACAGGCGATGGAAATATTTGCGAATTTAAGCAGCATAGATGTACTTGAATTGGATGAAAAAGAAAAAATATTAGATGGAATATTCAAGGCATATAAGGAGCTGGTTGAATGAAAAAATTGATTCAGGCATTAAAAGAAGATGAAGAAATTCAGTATTTAAAAAGGAGATGTTATGAAATAACTGGTGAATGGATTCCGTATCATTGGGAATGCTTCAACGGGATAGAAGAATACAGAGAGTATATGAAGAAGATTGTGAGAGAATATGAAGATAAGAAGTAAAAGATATAGATAATACCACTGATCAGAAATGGTTGGTGGTATTTTTATACCCATTTTTAAGGAAAGGAGGACCAGCAATGAAAGTAAGAGTAACTTACAATTATCACGACAGAGAACTTGGTTTTGAAAAACATGTTGGGGATGAGTTCGACGTTACAGATGAAAGAGGTCAGGTACTGATCGCAGCAGGTGTAGCGGAAGAAATCGTTGAACCAGTAGAAGAACAAGAAGCTCAGGAAGGAACTGAGGAAGAAGAAAAACCAAAAAGAAGTACCAAGGCAAGAAAGTAAGAGGTGATCCATAAATCTCGGTAGCAGACGTTCCGTTAAGACGTCTTATTTTTATGCTCCAAACACGATAAGAGGGTAAAAGATGCGTGGGCGGTGACACCGAAGACAATGGATAATTGGGAGACACCCACAAAATGGAAAGGAGCAACAATGAAAAAGAAATTAAACATGAATCTACAGTTTTTTGCGGAACCAGGATCAGAACCAACAGGGGAACAGGGAGAACCTGCACCACAGCCAGGAGCAAATCAGACTCCGCCGGCAACTGATCCATCGCAGCCACAGATTGACTACAATAAGATTCAGCAGATGTTAGATGGAACATTAGCAGCAAAAGAAAACACTGCATTAAAAGCCTATTTTAAACAGCAGGGACTTAGCCAGGAAGAAGCTGAGCAGGCAATGCAGGCATTTAAGCAGCAGAAAGCTGCAAACGAACCAAACATCGAAGCAATCCAGAACGAGGCACAGAACGCGCAGCAGATGGCACAGAAAGCCATGATCGAGCGTGATGCTTATAAGTTATCTGGAGAACTTGGGATCGACTTAAAAACAATGCCTTACGTGTTAAAACTAGCAGACGTGTCACAGGTCGTACAGGATGGAAAGATTGATTCCGAAAAATTAAAAGAAGCATTAAACAAAGTATTGGAAGATGTGCCACAGTTAAAACCACAGGAACAGCAGACAGGATTCCGTCAGATCGGAGTTGGTCAGCAGCATGGCGGAGAGACTGGTGGCAATACACCACAGCAGAAATCGGTACCAACAAAACGATGGAACCGATTTAATTAGGAGGTAAGAAAGAATGGCATTAAATTATGCACAGGTATGGGAGCCAGAACTTCTGGAGATCTTAATGCAGGGAACATTAACTTCTCCATTTGTAACATCAAATGTAACATGGTTGGATGCGAAAACATTCCACTTCACACAGATGTCTGTATCTGGATTCAAAAACCATAGTCGAAATGGCGGATGGAATAAAGGAACTTATGCACAGACAGATACTGCGTTTACAGTGGAGCATGACAGAGATGTATCATTCCTTGTTGATAAAGCAGATGTCGATGAGACAAACGCAACAGCATCTATCCAGAATATTTCCAAAGTCTTTGAACAGACTCAGGTAGTTCCAGAAACAGATGCGTTATTCTTCTCTAAAGTAGCACAGGCTGCGCAGAAAGTGACTGGATATCACAGCTCAACAGCTTCCAGTGATTATACAAAGGCAAATGTATTCAGCAAGTTAAAAGGATTCCTTGCAGCAGGAAAACTTCGCAGATACAAAGCGAATGGATCACTGATCATGTATGTATCATCTGCGATCATGGATCTGTTAGAACTGTCTACAGAATTTACTCGTAAGATTGAGATGACTCAGATTGCAGAAGGCGGTATGGGAATCGAAACACGAGTAACTGACATCGATGGTGTGACGCTCATGGAAGTTATCGATGATGAACGCTTCTATGATAAGTTTAACTGGGAAGTTGAAGAAGGCGGATTTGCACCAGTGAAGAAAGACACAGGCAAATCCGTAACAGGATCACATAAGATCAATGTGCTGATCGCATGCGGACAGACATGTAAGACAGTTCCTAAGATCTCATCCATCTATTACTTTGATCCAGGAACACACACAGAAGGTGATGGTTATCTGTATCAGAACAGAACATTATCTGACGTATTTGTATTCCCAAATGGAAAAGACGGTAAGGTTGATTCCGTTTACGTTGACGTAGATACTACGGAATATACCGAAGTGTAGGAGGTGGTGCATATGGCACTCGCCTCTTATGCAGATCAGGAGTATTATGAAAAAGTCAGCGGTGTGATCACAACGGATGATCTTGAAAAGAGACTGTATATCGCAAGCCGACACATTGACACACTTACATTTAACCGCATTGTAGCAAGAGGATTTGAGAATCTGACAGAGTTTCAAAAAGATGTGATTCGTCTGGTTGTCTGCAAACAGGCAGATTTTGAAGTAGAGAACGAATCTCTGATCAACAGTGTCTTAAGTTCTTATTCGATCAATGGCGTGTCAATGGGAATCAATGCCGGTGGATGGAATGTGACAGTTCAGGATGGAGTGATCATGAAAGCTGATAATTACGCGATGTTAGAGCAGACAGGATTGTGCTGCAGGAGATTGGGGGCGATCTGATGAAATGGCCAGAGTTAATTCCAAAATCAATGTGTCAGACGAATATTCACATTCGAATTAATAGTGAGGAGATTGGAGAGGAAGGGCAGCCGATCACTCTGATCGATGCGGATTTCAAATGCAATTATCAGGACAAAGCGAAAAGAGTTATGACAAATGAGCAGAAGATCGTACAGGTTACGGGATCTGCTCTTTTTTGTGGAGATATCGCCCCAGATGTACCAGTGATCAGTTGCGGTGTCGCAACAGTCTTTGGAGTTGAAAGAACGATCATAAGTGGAGAAAAGGCAAGAAATCCCGATGGGACAGTCAATTATACCAGATTGGAGTTGATGTGATGATCCGTTGTAATTCAATTATAAAGATTAATACACAGAGACTTCGGGAGCTTTCACAAGCACAAGTCACAGCACTGGAAAAGACAGCAGAAGCTTTGCATACCGAAGTGGTACAAGCTCAGGTTATGCCGTTTGATACAGGAAATCTGCAAAACGATAATACGTTTGTGGATTACACCTACAGCAAAGCAGGACGCGCAAGGATTGTATCTACAACGCCATATGCCAGAAGGTTATATTTTCATCCGGAATATAATTTTCAGACCTATGAAAATCCATTTGCAGGCGGCGAATGGTTTAACCCTTGGCTTCCAGGCGGATTGTATGAAGATTTTGCACAAAAAGCATTTAAAAAACTGTACAGAAGGGAGAGTGGCGTATGATTTTGTTAGCAGATGTGAAAGACTGGCTGAAAACAGCATATGAAGCTGATCATTATTACACAGGAAAGTTAGACAACAAAAAAGACAGATCCATTGGAGTATATCAACGAAGTTCCTATGCGCCCAAATGGTACGCAGTAGGTGGATATAAGAAATATGATACGAAAAGTATATCTGTCTTAGTCCACTGGAACAACAATTCAAAAGAAACAGAACAGGCAGCAGCCGAACTGTTTGAAATATTAGAAACACAGAAACAATTCATGATCAAAGATACAAAAGTAGATTTCTTATCCATGCAGGTTCCTGAACCAGTAGATGTTGGAACGGATGACAAAGGAATCTACGAACGTGTCATTTGGTTTGATATTTATTACGAAAGGAAGGTAAAAGAATGAGCGAAACTAACGCAAGCGGAGTATATCCTTGTTATGAGAACCAGTTTCAGATCAATACCGCGGCATCTGGAGGTGCTGCTACGATGAAGGACATCGCAGATTGTGAAACATTCGAAGTGTCATTCGATAACGGTGTGGAGGAATGGACACCGTTCGACACAGAAGGGTGGGTGCGCAGATTAATGACTGCGAAATCTGTGACAATCACAGTAACAGCAAAGAGAAATGTTGGAGATGCAGGAAATGATGCGGTCGCGGGTCTTGCATGGAAGAATGGTAGAAATGTAGAAAGGGACTTCCAGTGGACGTTCCCAGACGGAACGGTAGTCAAATTTGGAAGTGCAGTTATCAATGTGACAAATGTAGGAGCAGGAGATTCTACAGCAGTTGCACCTCTGGAATTTGAAGTACAGAGCAACGGTAAACCAACAGTAACACCAGGAGTTTAGGAGAGGGAAACCTCTCCTTTTTTGAAAGGAAGATAGGATGGGAAAAGTAGTAGATATTACAGATAAGCTGAAATTTGAAGAGAATCCGGCATTAGTGATCAACGGAAAGAAATATGAAGTGAATGCAGATGCGACAACTATGATTGAAGTCATGGGAGAATTAGGAGATGCAGAAGACGATGTGACTCCAGGGACGATCTCAAAACTTTGCAAGCTGATCTTTACAGATAAAGCACAGAAAGACTTAGCAAAGCTTCATCTGAAATTTGATGATTATACCGTAGTTGTTCAGGAAGCAATTTCATTAATTTCTGGAACCGACGGTGAAGAAGAATCGGGGGAGTAGTTGATCCCGGATATGATCTGTTTGAAGATTGGGACCTGATCGTATCTTCATTTGCAGAGCAGTATGGAATCAGAATCTATTCCAAAGAATTTAAGAAAATGCAATGGCACGAGTTCAAAGCGCTGCTTTGTGGAATAGGACCAGATACAGCCTTAGGACGGATCGTATCCATCCGATTAGAAGATGATAATGAAGTGATCAAAGAGTTCACTCCGGAACAAAAAGAAATCAGGAACAAGTGGAGAAGAAAAGCCGCTAAGACAAAGACAGAAAAAGAAACAAATGATTTCTTAGAAACGATGAAGCAGGCATTTATTGATATTGCAGGAGGTATAACAAATTGAAAAGATAAAATGTAAGGAATGCGGACAGACATTGATGGTCGCAGAATATGTAAAAGGGGAAATCAAATGTCCCCGATGCAAACAGGTAAATATAGTATGGATCCGCAAAGGGAAGAGCATAGGTAAGCACCGTTGTAGTAGCTAAGCCAGCCTACTTTGTGTAAGACAAGGTAGGTGATAAGTATGGCAGCAGATAGTGCAGGACAGATTGGCTTAGATCTGGTGATTAATCAACAACAATTTAATAAACAGTTAGGTGGAATACAGAACCTAGCAAAGAAGACAGGAAAGATGCTTGCCGGCGCTTTTGCTGTAAAAGGATTAACAAGTTTTGCGAAAGACTGTATTGAGCTAGGATCAGACTTGACAGAGGTACAGAACGTTGTCGATGTAGTATTTCCAACAATGAACAAAAAGGTAAACGAATTTGCACAAAACGCAGCAAGTACATTTGGACTTTCTGCAACGATGGCAAAGAAGTTTACCGGAACATTCGGAGCGATGGCAAATGCCTTTGGCTTTTCTGAAAAAGAATCGTACAAGATGAGTACGGCTCTTACTGGACTTGCCGGAGATGTTGCTTCTTTCTATAACATTTCGCAGGATGAAGCTTTCACGAAACTGAAATCTGTGTTCTCCGGAGAAACGGAGACGTTAAAAGATTTAGGAATCGTAATGACACAGACAGCTCTTGATCAATACGCACTGGCAAATGGATTCGGTAAAACGACTAGTGCCATGACGGAACAGGAGAAAGTAGCCTTAAGATATGCATTTGTACAGCAACAGTTACAGAATGCGACAGGGGATTTTTCAAGGACCTCTGATCAGTGGGCGAACCAGATCAGGATTTTGTCATTACAATTTGATTCCTTAAAGGCATCGATCGGACAAGGATTGATCAATCTCTTTTTACCGATTGTTAAAGTGATCAATACCGTTCTTGGAAAGCTGATGACTCTTGCAAACGCATTCAAGTCATTTACTGCAATGATCATGGGCAAGAAGAGCACTGGGGCATCTACAAGTCTTGATAAGACTGCAGCAAGTGCGGGAAAAGTATCAGATAGCTTAAACAAGGCAACAGGAGCTTCTAACAGCCTGAACAAATCAACAAAAAAAGTCGGAGACACTGCAAAAAAAACAGCAAAGAAGATTTCTGGATTAATGGGATTTGATCAGATCAATAAGCTGACAGAAACCAAAGGAACATCTGGATCAAATGGAAACAAAGGATCCGGAACAGGTTCTGCAGGCAGTGGAGCATCTGGCGGTACTGTGGATATGGGTTCTCTTCCTGCAGGAGAAAATGAAAAAGCTACAAAACTTGGGAAAGGCTATGATAATCTACGAAAAGCAATTGATAAGCTAAGAGTAGCTTTTAGTGCGTTTAGCAAGGTTGCAATAGGTGCTTTCAAATGGATCTGGAAGAACATGTTGGTGCCACTTGGAAAGTGGACCATGCAGAAACTTGCTCCAAAACTGATTGAATTATTAGCTGCAGCATTAAATGTACTGACAGCAGTATGCAAAGCATTGCAGCCGCTATGGCAGTGGGCATGGGATCACTTATTCAAACCGCTTGCTAACTTTGTCGGAGATGCGATCATCGGATTCTTAGATCTTCTGGTTAAGGGATTGAACGGATTAGCAAACTGGATCAATAAACATCAGGGTGCGGTGCAGGCAATCACAGTAGCGTTTCTTGGATTCAATGCAGCAGTCAAAGGAATTGAATTTTTGTCACTTATCGGTCAGATGGGCGGTGCAGGAAAAGCATTCAAAGCACTCGCTGAAATGGTTAAGCTTGCAACAGTAGCGAAGATCAAAGATAAAGCAGAAACATTATACTTAAATGCTTTATATGCTAAAGATGCAGTTGCTCCATTTGCAAAATCATTTGCTACTCTTGCAGGTAAGATCAAACTTGCCGTAACAGCAAAAGCAGCCGATATTAAACAGACAATTCTGTTGGGCACATCATATGTTAAGAATTTAGCTGTCGGAATTGCAAAAACAACAGTAGAATTTGTAAAACAAGCAGCACAGATGATCAAGAATAAAGCTATCATGATCGCGACTAAAGTAGCACAGACAGCAATGACAATTGCTACAAAAGCATGGAGCGCAGCATGTTCAATTGCCACAGTTGTTACGAAAGCGTTTGGAATAGCAATGGCGTTTCTTACAAGTCCGATTGGATTAGTAATTGTAGCGATCACAGCTTTAGCTGCTGCAGGTATTTTGATTTATAAAAACTGGGGAAAAATTAAGAAAACCAAGTTTGGAAAATTCTTGATTGGAATTGCTACAGGATTTAAAAATCTATGGAAATGGGCGAAGAAGAACATTCATCCAATCCAATCAATCAAAAAACTTTGGGAAGGCATCAAGAACAAGAAAGCTAAACTGGAAGCTGAAGCCAAAGAAAAGGTTAAAGGTGCGCTGAATACCCTAAAAGAAGGTTGGGAATCCGTTAAAGACAAAGCTGCATCGTTGGTAGCAGAAGCGAAAGAAAAGGCAGATGGTGCGATCGCCAATCTGAAAGAAGGATGGGAATCAATCAAAGATCGTGCGACAACTTTAGTTGCTGAAGCAAAAGAAAAAGCAAATGGTGCATTAGACAAGTTACATAGTGCTTGGGAAAACATAAAAGATAAAGGTGCCGAGTTAATAGCAGAAGCAAAAGAAAAAGCAGCTGGTGCAATCGATAAATTAAAGGGTGCTTGGGAATCTATTAAAGATAGGGGTGCGGAGCTGATTGCAGAAGCAAAAGAGAAAGCCGGCGGAGCTCTTAGCAAACTAAAGAGTGCCTGGGAGTCTGTAAAAGATAAAACAGCGACCTTTATAGGTAACGCAATAGACTCAACAAAAGGAAAAATTGCACAGATTGGTAATGCGTTTAAGTCTGTAAAAGATAAAACAGCGACATTAAAAGCTAAAGCAAAAAATAGCGCAAGTGCTGCAATAGCTAAGATTAGAAAAGGATGGAACTCATTAAAGTCAAAAACAGTTACTTTAACGGCTAGAGTTAAAACAGCTGTTGACTCTGTAAAAGGTTGGGTTAATACTCATATAATCGATAAATTGAATGGGGTTTTAAGTAAAGTGAAGATTTTTGGAAAGAACCCTATAAAACCTCTTGCACAAGGTGGGTATGTAAAGAAAAATACACCACAGCTAGCTATGATCGGAGACAACCGACATCAAGGCGAGGTAGTAGCACCTGAAAACAAAATGATTGCAATGGCTAAAAAGGCAGCAGAGTTATCCGGCGGCAGTAGTAAAGATGATCAAATCATCCGCTTGCTCATGGAACTGATCAATGCAGTTAAATCGATCGATACAGATGTTTACCTGGATGGCAAGAAAATAACCAAAACCGTAAATGACAACAACAACGCAGATATCAGAGCCGGCAAACGACCGATCCTGATCTAAGGAGAAATAAGATGGCAACACTGACATGTGGAAACACTGCATTGCCAGAGCCGGTTGAACTAAGCACTTCGGATGAGATCATCTGGAGTGCCAATACCGAACGATCATCATCAGGAGATATGATCGGAGAAGCAATTGCAGAGAAAAAGACATTGGATATCAAGTGGGGAGTCCTCACAGAGTCCGAAGTTAAGAAGATAAAAAATAATCTTGTGAAAGGATTCTTTCCGATCACATTTAGAGACATGGGAACAACACATACCATCACTGTATATCGAGGAACTCTTACAAAAGAACATCTGGGGTATATCGGGGATGGTATTTATTATTACAAAAGTGCGAGCGTTCAGATCGTGCAGAAATAGGAGTTAGATATGAAATTAAAAGAGATTATTAAAAACCATGAAGGATTAGTAAAACAGTCAAGTAAAACTTATACAGCAAAATTAGGCTATGCGATTTCTAAGAATATGAAAGCTTTTAGAAAAGCAATAGAAGAATATGAAGAAAATCGCCTGAAGATCTGTGAAAGATATGCAGAAAAGGATGAAGAAGATAAGCCAATTGTGCATGAAAATCAGTATGAAATGACAGATGAAAGCAAACAGATTGTAAATGAAGAAGTAAAAGATCTGCAGGAAGTGGATACAGAAATTGACATTATGAAAGTTTCATTTTCTGAATTAGAACGCTGCGAGACTGTAGATCGTTATGATATTCCATCGGTGGCAGATATTGAAGATTTAATGTTTATGATCGAAGACTAGACGGAGGTGATGCTATATGTATCAGGCAAGTAAATATTTTGGTGATGCAATAGCAGGAACAAACAGAAAATTTAATACAAGGCTTCTGGAGAATGAAAAAGTATTAGTAGAATCTGTAAAGAATTTTACAATAACGTCTGGTGCGGAAGAAATAACGATCGGGAGTGCAGTGGCGAGCTATGTTCAGGCAACGATCGAGAATAAAGGAATTGCATTGTCTGGAAAAGAAGTCAGCTTGGAGATCGGCGTGGAAGTCGATGGAGAGATGGAATATATTCCGATGGGGTTATATACAATCCAGAATCCAAAGATTGAAAGCAACAAGGTTACGTTTACCGCATATGACAGATTAGCAAGCAGATGCAATGGGGCATATTATTCCAAATTAGGATATCCAGTTGATGCAGTAGATATATTGGCTGAAATCAGCACGATGACAGGCGTGGCGATTGATACATCTACATTACAGCGAGGAATCCAGATCAATCAAAGAGCGATTATTGAGGATGGTGATTACAACGAAGAAACCGAGGAAAGCGAAGTGATCACAACATATGTAAATCCTTTTGATGGATATACATACAAAGAAACCATCGGATTTATCGCAGGATTATTCGGCAAATTTGCTATATGTGGAAGAACTGGAATGATCGAGTTTCGATGGTATCAGGGTATTGATTACGAGATTCCAAGCAATATATTTTATAACGATCTGCAAGAAACAGAAGAAAGTTTCAGTATCAAAAGACTGACATGTGATAACTCAGATCAGACACTTTCATCTGGATCAGGAGCTACCGGCATAAGTATGCAAAATCCGGTTATGACACAGAGTATATTAGACGGTGTTTACAATACTGTCCAAGGCTTAGTATTCACGCCTGCAGCATTAAGATTTATCGGAGATATGAGACTTGATATCGGAGATATTGTTACTGCTGTAAAAAATGATGGCACGAAATTCACAATACCGATCATATCATTGATAACAAGTTATGACGGTGGATTGATGCAGACAATTGCAAGTTATGGGAATACTGCCGAGGAAGATGATTCTGATACAAAAGGTCCTATAACCGAAATGGCAGAACGAGTTGAATACGAATTAGCGTTTGTAAAAAAACTCATTGTGGATAATCTGACAGCGACAAATGCAACGATCAAGAATCTGTCTGGAGATGTTTTGAAATTTAAAACAGGTGAATTTGAAAATCTTAAATCAGATGTAGCATCTTTCAAAGAAACAACAACAACGAATCTAAATGCTGCAAATGCTAAGATAGAGAACTTAGAAGCAAATACTGTAAAGACATTCGAACTAGAAGCAAAAGTTGGAACATTTGGATATTTGAAAGTTACCGATGCAAGTCTTACATATGCGACGATCACAAATCTAAAAGCAGAGTCTGGGAAGATTGACGATCTACAATCCGATTACGCAACATTCAAAACTGCAACAGCAAATGACTTAAAAGCGGCTAATGCAAATATTCAAAATCTAACGGCAACAAAAGCGACAATCACGGATTTAAACGCTGCAACAGCAAAGATTAGCGTACTGGAAGGCAATTACGCCAATCTGAATACACTTGTAAATGGCAACTTAACATCTGCTAATATCCAATCACTTACATTAAATAGTAAGAACACAACGATTGAAAACGGTATGATCAAGAATGCAATGATTGAGAATCTAGCATTTGATAAGATCACAGGTATGGATATTAATACGACAAACTTGACCGTGCATAGTAGTGACGGTAAGTCAAAATGGACCGATAACACGATCCAAATATCTGATGCGAATCGAGTAAGGGTCCAGATCGGAAAAGATGCTTCAAACGATTACAGCATGTCTGTCTGGGATAAGAATGGAAATCTGATATGGGATGCACTTGGAGCTACGGAGAAAACGATTCAGAGAAAGATTATTCGAGATAGTATTGTAGCGGATGATGCAAATATTTCTGGTTCGAAACTGGATATTAACAGTGTGATCAAAGAAGTGAATGGTTCTACGACAAAGCTGAAATCATCTACGATCGTTATGAACGATAAGAACCAGACGTTAGATGTTGTATTTAATGAAATGGAGACGACAGTAGCGGGCAATCTAAGCAGTGCTAAGCTGTATGCGGATGGTAAGTTATCCGATGCACAGAAGTATGCCTTAGAACAGGCAAACAGTGCGTTGAGCAGTGCTAAGAGCTATGCTGATAGTGCTGTGGATAATATAGAGGTTGGTGGCAGGAATTTATTAGTTCAAAAAAATATTACACAAGGCTATTTGTCTACAGATGGTAAAGGAAGTTTTATTGGTTATGGCGGTGGAGATCAAACTAGTGATTGGATAGATGTTTCAGGAAATAAATATATAACAATTACTCTATATGAAGATTTTACAAACACAAATAATTCAGGAAGATATTGTGAGTATGATGCTGATAAAAACTGTATAAATACTGTTGGTTATAATCCAAGACAAAAAAGCAGTATTATTATAGAACTGAAAAGTAATACAAAGTACATAAGAGTTACCGCAATAGAATGTAAAACGCGAAGATATAAGATTGAAAAAGGAAACAAAGCCACAGATTGGACTCCAGCACCAGAGGATACACAATCTCAGATCGACAATATCACAGAGATCACAACATCTTACACAACAAGTATCAGTACGATGCAGGGACAGATATCAAGTCTGATTTCCGAAGATACAACAATCAAAGGAAACTATGATGCTTTGTTAAGTCGATATAACACTACTGTAGCTACCGTGGACAGTATGAAAACTACGATCGGCGAACACACAACAATTCTAAACAATCAAAATGACTCGATCGCAGCTGTCACAACGAAAGCTAATACGATTGAATCCAATTTAGCAGGAACCACTCAGACAGTATCGGAAGTGAAATCCAATTTAGCAGGAACACAGGAAAGAGTTACGAAAGTCGAAACAAGTCTGACAGGTTTAACTACAAGGGTGTCTAGTACAGAAACGAATCTTGCTAATTTAGAAATTGGCGGAAGAAATTTAGTATTACGTAGTAAGGATTTCACATCGGGTGATGATTACTGGTATATAAATGGTAATTACAGAAAAAGTATCGATGATGATGGCTTTACGATTGTATCAATAAGCAGGAGCGGGGCTGGTTTAGAGTGGAATAGAATTATCCCACATGCTTTTATACCAGTTGAAGAAATGCATAGAGGAATTATTGTATCGTTTGATTTCATGTGCGATAAGGTTTCTGAATTGGATCGTGGATGTATTTGTGCATTGCAAACGTATAATAGCGGAGGTGGTCGCATTGGTTGGTACGAATCTCAAGATATATTATCCGGGACACAATGTAAATTAAGTGCACCTTTATCTGATGGGAAATGGATCAGGGTACAAGTTCCTTTTTCAGAGGGAGATCTTAAAAAAACTTATGGTAGTAGTAACGCTGTAGCATATACGAGTGTTTCATTACAACTAGTTAGTAATGGTTCAATACATTTTAAAAAAGTAAAAATTGAATATGGTAGCAAAGCAACCGATTACACTGAAGCACCAGAAGATGTAGATCAGCAAATTACAGCTGTAGAAACAATAGCTAGTCAAACTGCTGATAAATTCAATTGGTTGGTTAAATCTGGTACAAATTCAACTGATTTTGAGTTAACTGATCGGACCGCTACGTTGGTAGCATCTGCTATTAATATGAATGGGTTAGTAACTTTTAATGGATTAAGTACGGACGCTAAAAATGGAATATTAAATAGTTTTGAAGTTGGTGGAAGGAATTTAGCGTTAAATACATCTAATTCATATTCTACAGCTTTTACTTCATTTAGTGGAGTAGAAAATACTTGTTTTGATTTAGGACAAGTAACGTGTAAGGGTATTGCTATTGGCGATGTTGTAACAGTGCATTTATATATCAAATACACTGATATAGTTCCTGCGTCTGGACAAACGGCAAGAATTTGGATACAGGGTTCTGGGAATATTACAGCATGGGATAATGGAGAGTTTGGATCTTCTGAACATAAGTCGATATCTGGTAGTGGAGAATTTGAGTTCTTATATAGTTTTACGATGAGTTCAGCTATGTATATAAATACTTATTGGAACTGTGCTCTTAGAACAGATTATATTGTAAGTGGTTCTATTCAATATAAGGCTTTTAAAGTTGAAAAAGGCAACAAGGCAACCGATTGGACACCAGCACCAGAAGACTACTTACCGCAAGCAAATCTTGTATCAAATTGGACAACTAATTCTACTTGGATTGATGGCGGTAAAATTTACACTGGATCTATTACAGCTGATAAAATCGCAACAGATGCTATTAAATCAAGAAATTATGTAGCTAATTCGACAGGTTCATTTCTTAATTTAGCTGATGGTACTTTTGATAGTAAGTATTTGAAGTGGGATGCTAGTGGAAATATCACAGCAAAAGGCGGAACAATCGGTAAGTATAAAATTACCGACCAATGGCTCGTTACTGGAAGTGGTTCTACGTGTACTGGTATCGGGGGCAATCAAGCGTTTTGGGCAGGTGCAGAGAGTAGTGATTCAGCCCCGTTTAGGGTTGGATATGATGGTAAATTAGTATCTTCTAATGCTGATATTAGTGGAAAAATCGGTGCTACGAGAGGAACAATCGGTAAGTATGAGATTACTGATACATATCTGAAAACTGGTTCTGGTTCTACGTGTTCTGGATTCGGTAGTGATTATGCTTTTTGGGCAGGCAATGACGAAGCCAAATATGCACCATTTAGAGTTGAGTATGATGGAACATTAAACATAGAACATATAATAGTACATAGGAATCAAGAAGATGTCTATATGAAAATTGGAAAAGATTTTCTCACAATTCAAGACGTTAATACATCTGCTCATATTGGTTTGGACGGTTTTGATTTTGACTTTGCAAATAGTCGTATAAAAACTGGAGATCAGGGAATAGAGCTTTATGGTGATACACCATATATTGACTTTCATTATAATAATTCATATGCTGATTACACTTCTAGGATTATTGCAAATAGTTCAAATCTATTAAGTATCACTGGAAATTTATGGGTAGATGCTGACATCCACGCAGGTTCCTGGTTATATGCAAGCGAAGTACATACATCAGGTGCTGTAGTTATTGCTTCAGATAGTGAATCGTTTTATTGGGCACATGGATATCAAATAGCACGCGGAACATCGTGGGGTGGCGTCTGTGTAGGAGATGATAGTCAACAATTGCGACTTTATGGTTCGTCTATCTGGGCAGCACATGGAATTTCTACTTCAGATGAAAATCTTAAAGAAAACTTCACAACACTTGATCAATACGAAGATTTCTATATGAATTTGAATCCTATAGGGTTCAATTACATCGGAGATTACGATGGTAAGAAAACTCATTTTGGATTTGGAGCACATAAAACAGAGGATATTTTAGAATCAGAAGGATATGATTCTGATAAATTCGCTGTAGTAACACATAGACCTCTCGTGCAGGAAGATATTGAAAAGCGTTTTGGTAAGGATATTGACGTTGATATTGAAACAGAATACGGTGTCTCATATACGGAATTTATCGCATTAAATACTCACATGATCCAAAAAACAAGAAAAGATCTACTATACCAAGCCGGCAAAATTGACATACACGAAGCAATCATCAATGATCTACAATTCAAAATTGCAAAAATGGAAAAGAAAATAGAACAATTAACTAAGGCATTAGCTTAACTGCTAGTGTCTTTTATTTATAAGAAAGGAGCATAACTATGCTAGAAACAAGAAAAAGTACAACACTTACAGGAACAATTACAGTAAAGGATGGGGATGTAGATAAACAGGTGGTTTATTTATCTGCAAACGTAACAAGTGATGGAGCTGGTAACGATAATGTAAACCAGACAATCCAGGATCGGGATCTCTATAAAGCAAATAAAGTGCAGATCAGAAAAGATATTGCAGAGTTCACAAATAAGTTTTATGAGATCCAGGATGCAGAAGTGGGAGAATAATTTTCCATTGATACTATGATAACAATCTAAAAAGAGAAAAGGTAAAGCAAAAATGAAAAATTTTATAAAAATTCGAGCAAGACCCTAAGAGGTCTTATTTTTGTGTGCAAAATAATAATTTTCTGACAAAAGAAAGGAAAGTGAGGTCATGAAGAAAAATATGGAACAGGCAAATTATTTAAAAGCAATAGTAATAGGAATTGGATCCTTTCTTACATCAATATTAGGAGTACTTGCAATTCCTACGGTGCTGATGGTAGCAAGCAATGTAACAGATTACATTACAGGATTGATTGCAAGTAAATTCAGAGAGCAAGACATTAATTCCTACAGATCAATGAGAGGAATATTTAAAAAGGTGGGCATGTGGTTGCTTGTAATTGTTGGAGCAATATTAGATGTGCTATTGGAATATTCACTAGCAAATTTAGGAATAAAAATTCCGTTCTCGTTTCCAGTTGCAAGCATTGTAGAAGTATGGATTACATGCAATGAGATCATATCAAATTTAGAAAACATTCAGGATATAGGCGTAAATATTCCTGGTTTTTTAAAACCGCTCGTAAAAAATATTCGATCACAGGTAGAACATCAGGCGGATATTTTGCAAGAAGATCAAGAAAATAGGGAGGAAAAATAATGGCAAAAGCAAGTGATATTATAAAAAAGGCAACAAGCTATCTTGGCACAAAAGAGAACCCTGCAGGATCTAATAAGGTTAAATTCAATACAGACTACTATGGAAGAGAAGTAAAGGGAGCAAGTTACCCTTGGTGCTGCACATTTGTGTGGGATATTTTTAGATTAGCTAATGCCTCAGAACTCTTCCTTGGCGGAGGAAAGACAGCGTATTGTCCTGATGTAGAAAACTACTACAAAAAGCATGATCAGTGGCATTCATCAGGTAAACCTGGTGATTTATGTTTGATGGACTTTGGAAAAGGAAGAGCATCGCACATCGGAATAGTAGAAAAAGTAAATGATAACGGTACATACACAACGATCGAGGGTAATACATCTCTATCTAGTAACGATAATGGCGGAGCTGTAATGAGAAGAACGAGAAATAAAAGTGTAATCCGCGGATTTGCAAGACCTTCGTATGATCAAGAACGATACACGACTGTTAAAAAGACATCTGGTAAAAACGCGATTAAATGGATGCAGAAGAAATTGAACAAACTAACACCCGGAACTAACATTGAAGTAGATGGGATCTGGGGTAAAATGACAACTGCGCAGTTGAAGAGATATTGGAAACAGTTAGGGTGGAGCACTGTAGGTAGTTATTGCGGTAAGAAGACGTGCAAGGCATTGTACTCAAACAGGGTAAAATAA